TTCGGCGGCGCTCCGGTAGGTGTTCGGTTCGAAGGAGACATCAGTACCCCTGGTACTCCTACGCATCTGTTCACCATTTCTCTTCCTAGTGGTGCTCATGGGCATACTTCGATCTATCACAGACCGACTTATTACATTGAGCTGAAGCCAGGTATGCAGTGTGAAGTTCACGCAACTACAGCTGCTACTGCTGGTGTCTATGCGAAAGCTATGCTTTATGTAGAGCCTCGTTGGGAAGAGCCAGGAAACGTAACGACTATGCAGGCCGCTACGTAATGTCAACCCAACTCTCTTAGCGTTAGTAACCCCTGGTATCCCGAAAGGGGGAGGGCTAATAAGAGGGTAAAGGAGAAAGTAAATGGCAGCACTTACTGCAACTTGCTGGACTGTAACGATCGAAGATCGTGCAATCTGGGGCAAGAAGAAACGAAATCGGTGCAAGCTGGTTTCTAATACAGGAGCTAGGTTTTATCCCTCCTCAGGAGGATGGCCTCTCCCTACTTCACTAGGCATGGTCAGGAACGTTGACTATGTTATTATTACTCAAGGGCTTTACCCTCCTTCGGGTGCTACTGGCGCAGCTGGTTCTATCCGTTGGAACTATGTAGCTACTGAACATAGTATACATGGCTATTGGGAGACAGGTGCTACTAGTACTAATAATGCCGCCCCAGTTATGCAGGGTGAACTTCCTACAACCTGGAAGCCCTCAGCTTTTTCATCAGCTGGAAGCTCAGTTATGTATGTAGAGGCTGTTGGTTGGTAATAACTTTCTATCAATAAGGAAAATAACATGAAGAAGAATCGAGCGGATAAGGATGAGGGTCTTTTCATAGACCCTCTCCTGACCCGTCCCGACCGAGTCGCGATCGTGGCTCTCGGGGCGAGTGCGAAAAGCTTCATTATGGAGCAAATGAGTAACGGTGGTATGAATAGTCCATTCGACGAAGTTTGGACTGTTAATCGAGGACTAAGAGGATTTGTGCATGACAAAGTTTTTTGTATGGATGACCTTAAGTGGTTGGAAAAGAGGAATAAATCGTATGCTAACTTTCTCAAGAACCATGATAGACCTATTATCACAAGCACTCCTTATCCCGACTATCCTATGTCCATTCCCTATCCTCTGCACGAAGTCATGGAGACCATCGAGGATGACATCTTTACACAGAACACGATAGCTTACATGGTTGCATATGCTATACATACTGGAGTGAAGGAACTTACCGTTTACGGAGGAGATTTTGTGTATCCAAACGGCAACTTTTCCGAGAAGGGTGGACAGGCTGTTGCCTATTTGCTCGGCATGTTCAAGAGTTTAGGTATGTGCCACCGTTTGCCGGGGGACACCACTCTGCTTTACGCAAACACGGTGAAACCTCAACCTGACGGCACTATTAGGCGTACTCTCTATGGGTATCATAGAAAGGAAGAAGTAGCGGAGGACGTTGAGAAAGAGAAACAGCGAAAGCGTAGACAGAAGGAGTCAAAGTAATGGGCCTTTCAATAGACCAAGTTCACAAGATGCGGAAAGATAAGTTATCTCAGAGAATGATTCTGACAGGCAAGAATCCTTATGTTCGCTGGATCTCTGAGGGTAATTTTCCAGTTAACTGTCAGAATGGTCGGTTTTATACTGATGGAGGTGATCCTATCGCCATCGCTGATGTGCCTAGTTGGGTCTGGAATGAGGCGCGGAAAATGAATGAGGAAGGTAGGAAGAACGTAGGTCTTGTGCTTCCTGAGGAGGGAGCTGAAGATAAACCGGAACCTAAGGAGGAACCTCCACAGGTGAGGATCGAAGATGAGCCAATCCGTACACTGGTTGACGAAGTTTATGAGTTGAAGGCTGGTGAGGACTCTCATTGGACCAAGAAAGGACTTCCTGATCTTAATACACTTAAGGAAAAAATGGGGAGGTATGTTAGCAGGGGCGAGGTAGAAGAAGCAGCTCCAGGGTATAAACGACCGTCATAGGAGAATTAAATGGCTACTGCGATTGTTATTTCTGATGGTAAGTATGTAAGTAGAGGAGTATATCGACAGGTATGGGATTGGTCGGCCACTACTGCTCTCGCCGCCACAGCTACTGGTTTTGGCAACCCTGCTGTTCTTTCCAACTATGTTGAGTTGACGGTAGAGGTGTTTGGGCCTACAGGAGGTAGTACTAACGTCCTCGTTGAGGGTGCTTTACTGGCGACGGGTCCATACCATGTTCTTGAGAGTGTAACATCAGGTGCGATGAACACAAATAGTGCTGTTACGGGGAAGCTGTTTACATGCAGAACAACTCCTATATATGTAAGACCTAGGGCGAGTACCGTAACTGGTGGTGCAACACCGTATGTATCTATAGTGGCTAGGTAAGTGTCGTACCTTCTGCGATGGGCTAAGAAGAGAGCTAAAGCTAGGCGTATAAGAAGCATACGTTCCGGCTACCTACCTGACTATTTGCTCATGGAAAGTGGAGATGTTCTACTTCGTGAGAATGGCGATGCCTTACTAATGGAGTGAGTGATGGCTTCTTCTAAAATATCAGACTTAACATCAATAACAGGCGTAAATACAGCATCTGGCGATCTTTTCCCCGTTGTTGATATAGATGCATCAGCAACAAAAAAGATTACTAGAGATGAGTTAATTAGCAGGGTTATAACTGATACCGGCAACGTTGTTGCTTCTCAGATGTTTAGCAATTAGCAGAGCTTAGGGGTGAGTAAATGACTGCGGTTGGATTATTTATCTTAGGTGGTGTCGTTGGCAGGATGAAGGGTGGTTGGCCTGGCTGGCTTAAACTTCCCAAGGTGGTGAAACGCCTGATGATGGCTGCTTGCTACGTCCTCGCTTTGTGGCTTGCTGGAGTTGCTATTTTACCGGCGGTTCTAATCGGCGTAGTGTTGCCGTGGTGGGGGATCGTGATGGGTCATGGTTCCTATATGGACTTAGCCCTAAGTCCCGGTAAAGATAACGAGTTCTTTGCCCCAGTCCTAAATGTTATTCCAGGCCTAAGTGAAACCGACGGTCCTAATTATGTGCGGGATTTCGTGGGTATGGCCCTCACTGGACTTACTCTTACTGTTCCTGTAAGTATCGCCCTAGCATTTATAGGCTATCCTACTTGGTATTGGGTAGTTGGTGTTGGCAAGGCATTGTCCTATGCCGTGGGATGGCTTATACAACCTAATGACGGAGCGCGTCAATCACCCCAGTGGGTCACATCCCTGCTAGGTATCAATGGTGGTGGCACTATAGGTGAATGGCTCTGGGGTTCTGTATCAGTTGGAATGCTTTATGTATTCTTAATGAATGGTTGGTAAAGGGATAATATAAGATATGGCTAACTACACTACATCAGCCGATCTACTCGACGATATTCTGAATAGAGCAGGTGAGAAGACTGATGGCACGTCCGACTTTAACGCCGCAGCTATTCGTTACCTAAACCGAGCGTATCAGGGTATCTGGAAGGGTGGAGGTTCTCTTGATCCCGACGTACACGAAACGTGGTGGTGGATTAGGAAGGATGATCAAGGAGTGCTTACTCTTGACCCTGTTATTGACACAGGAACAGTGAGCGTTACTAATAACAGCACTTCTATTACATTCAGCTCTGGTCCTACCCCCTCTGTTGCGGGTCGTCATATTAAGATAGACGATCACGCGGATGTGTTTGTTATATCTGCTCATAGCGCGGGACAGACGAGTGCTACACTTGAAAGTGTGTACACTGGAAGTACTGATGCTACTGCCTCCTACAAAGTTATGCATCTCGATTATGATCTTGCAGGAGATGTGCTTTATCTCTCATCTCCTATGAAGGCGTTTCAGGATGGACGTAAAGAAATTCCTGGAATCGACCTAAATTCATTATCAGAAAAGTATCCTCTTAACCATACAGCCGCAGGTGTGCCTAAGAACTTTGCTTTTTTATCTCAATCCAAGGTACGCTTTTCTCACTACGGAGGATCAAGCAGCACTGATCTTATTAAGATAGATTATGAGTATGCTGCTGAGCCTAGTGATTTAGCAGACGACTCAAACGAACCTTTAGTACCTAGGGAATATCGCTTTATCTTGGCGGATTGGGCGCTTATGTTCATTTATGCAGATAAGGATGATACTCGCGTAGGAGATACAATGGTCCTAGCTCAACGTGGTCTTGTGGCGATGGCAAAAGAAAATAGACGGCGTATGAGCTTTATGGGTGGCAATATGTTTGGTAAGATTGTTACGAGGCAGAAAGAGCTTGATAGATTCACTGCACCACTACGTACAGAAAGTGGTCTTATTATAGGGTAGTTATGGGTTTTACTGGTCAAATAGCGGAACTTCCTATAGGTATGCAAGGGCTTACTGGAAATAAGAACCAGTCGCAAATAAGCGAACAGCAGCTTATTGTTGCTAATAACCTTACGTACGAGGATGGAACACTCCGCAAAGAGGGCGGCACGGCTAAATATAACAGTAATGCTATATCAGCCACTCCCTCTATTCTTCAAGGTATAGATTGGAATCATGACGGATCTACTCAACGAATGGTGGTATTTACGAGTAATGGTAAGCTTCTGAAAGACTCAGGTGATGGGACTTTTCCTGTCACGCTTAAGAGTAGCTTAACTGTGTCAGGTGCCACCTCACCTATATTTGTTCAGGGGGGAAAAGAAGTTGCGGCTAATAATCAAAAGCTCTTTATTTTCTCAGCAGCTAACGTTGTTCAAGTACTATCTGCTGATGGAGCCACTACGAGCAACTTAGCCACGCCCCCTGCTGATTGGTCTGGAGGTGATCAACCTGTCTGTGCTACCGCTCATGAAGGTAGGATATGGGGTGGAGGAAATCCTAACGATCCTCATAGAGCTTATTATAGTAGGACCACTGACCATGAAGACTGGACAGGTGATGGCTCCGGAACCATTTCCATATATCCTGGTGATGGTGGCGGCGGCATTGTTGGTATGTTTTCGTTTAAGGGTTTGCTCGTCGTGTTTAAGAGCCCCAGAGGTATTTATGCCGTAGATACTACTAATCCTACTGTAGCTAATTGGAAGGTTTCTCAGATATCTACTACAATAGGCGCAGCCGCTGTGGGTACTATGGCTCACATGGATGAGGATATTGCGTTCATAGATGAGGCCGGCACTCTCTGGTTAGTATCTTCTGTGCAAGTTTTTGGTAATATAGGTGCTAGATCTCTTGGAGATATTAGTGACATAAACACGTTTATTCGAGATAATCTAAATTTAAGTAATAAAGGAACATGGAGAATGATTAACTATCCTCACAAGAGGGAGTTACATATAGCATGTACTGGGTTAGGTGCCACTACGAATAATCAACGTCTGGTTATAGATGTTGAGACAGGACAACCTCGGCTGCGCTCCTCGGATAGAGATACTGCTGTTTCTTTATGGCTTAGAGAGGAAAGTGGAACACCTCGTCTTATGTTTGGAGATGATGCAGGCTTTGTATATAAAATGGATCAAGACGCTAGATCGGATGCAGGCGCTGGGTATGCTGGTGAGTTTCAGTCAGCTCATAACGATCTTGCATTTATGGATCCTTCGCTTGCATCTATAGATAAAAGTGGCTGTTTCTTGGAGTTAGTAGTAGAACCTAAGGGTAATTGGAACCTTTCTGTAGATATGAACTGGGATACCGTGTTGCAGGAAACATTACAATTCAATATGGGAACTGCGGGAGCTACTCTTGGTACGTTCGTGTTGGGAACCGACGTCCTTGCTGGAAGTGCTATCCTAAATAAGAAGAAACGCATAACAGGGGGTGGACGAAGATTATCCATAAAGGGTAGTAATAGTGGCGACGCACAGGACTTTTCTGTAGCTAAGTTCCTCTTATACTTTACCCGCTCAGATGATGGAGTTCCCTAATGTCTGCTGACAAACAGAAAATGTTGAATCGTATCACTGCTGCTAAGGCCAAAGAGGGGCCTAATTGTTGCATAAATAAGCGCGACTACATAGAACACAACGAAAAGTGTGATTCTTTAATAGATGCCGTGTATTGCAAAATGTGTGGTTGTAAGATAAAATCACTTATTCCTGATGATCGGTTTGAGGAAAGTAAAACTATCAATGGAAAGATAGTTATTTTTCAACGTCTTATACTAGCTGAGACAAGTAACTATAGGGAGATCCTAATAGAGTTTGATGATGGCTCTGCTCATGTTACATGCGCTTGTAATAGTTGCATAGCCAAAATGCAGTCAGCAGATCTTGAGGAAATATACGCTACAGATATGGACGACTGGGTTGGGGATGAAGAAAAAGGGCGTGGTCCTGTAGATGGCGTTAATTGGGGTACCTTGGCGCATAGAAGTCCAACGCGTTTCAAAAAAATCTCTTTTAAGGATAGAGGGTAGATATGGCGGGTTTATATTCACATACTACGCGCGCAACGGGTACTACCCTAACCGCTAGTATATACAACACAGATCATCAAAACCATATAGATAATCATGTCACAAGTCAGATGGATGATTACTCCTCGTCAGTGGCGGAAATGAAAACTACTACGGACCCTTACCCCGCTGCGTCCGAAAGTCAAGCAACTACATTAGCGGGTGAACTTGAGCGTATTCGTTACCTCATCAAGCAAATAACAGGCGAAACTGAGTGGTACATAGATCCCGACGATACAATAGCATCTATAAACAGTACTATTTCTGGCCTTGCTGGTGCAAGTGACGTAAGCTCTATCATAGCAACTCAAATGTTTAATACGTAGGAGGTATTATGGCTACGTTCTCTAAAATCATCCTGTCTGGTTCTACTGATGGCAAGGGTATCCAGGTAACAGGAACATCAGCGACTGCCGGAACTGTTATCCATACCGCTGTTACCGGCTCTGCACAGAGTGTCGATGAAATCTTCTTATGGGCTTATAACACAGCGACCACGGATAGGACGCTTAGTATATCATGGGGAAGCACAGGACCAGGTACTGAGTGGAATTATTGCGTAACTGCTGAGACTGACGGTCTGCACTTGGTTGCGCCTGGTCTTGTACTAAAGAATGAACTTGTCATTAAGGCATATGCTACTGTTGCGAATGCCATGCACATCTTTGGTTACGTTAATAGGAGCGCGTCGTAATGGTAAGACGCTTTGGTCTAGGTAGAGTTGGGGATAAAGCGGGCGGCCTCGCCGGGGCCGTTCGTTCAGAGCCTACTATGTTTCTTGGTAGGATGGATATGAGAAAGATTGGTGGAAGCTTTG